CCTTTGGAATCTTTGTTACTTCTCCATATTCATACTCGTTAATACTTCCTACAAGTGTAACAACCTTATCGTCATTATGCAAGAGAAATCCCATAGTCTGACAGGTTGTAGGGGTTGTATGTTTAGTAGCGTCTATCTCGTCCCTGTCATGCCACCCACCGTCAGTCTCGGCGTCGAGCCAAGTACATACAACCATAGGGTGTTCTTTACTCCCCATTGATTATCACATCTATTCGTGCTTCGTCTGTGTCCGATAGCGCGGCGGGATATATAACATAGAGTGTATCGGGGGTTACGGAAGTATGGCGTATACCGATTAGCCCCGTGTCTGTTAATACTGGGTCGTTATATATAACAGCCTGAACCTGTGGGGGAGTAGAGTCCCCTTTATTATAAGAGTACACCTCTGCCGAAGATGTATTACAAAGTAATACAAATAGTAATGCCGATAATATTCTCATAGTTAATCTCCTATCAAATCGAAGTGCATAAATATACGAGACACCTGTGCCTCTTTCGCACCGCTACTGGTGTTTAGCTGTATGGTATAAACATTAGTATCAACGGTATTTCTCTCTATAAAGAACCCAGACCTAGTTCGTATGTCAGTCCCCGTCTGGTCGGCTTCAATCATCTTTACACCCGATGAGTCTAACACTCTAAACGTAGATGTCACCGATGCCCCTGAGTTAGACAGGTCTACAGATATGTCTACCTTACAGTCGTTGGTATCGGCAATCACGGTGGTACATTCAAAGATAGTTACGAACCCCGTAGACGTTGTACTTAGTGTATCTGTACTGACACAGAAAGAGTCTGCCAACAGTGCGACGAACGTGTCGTTATAATCGTCAACTATATCGTTAAACCTGTTCACCTCTAACTGATTATCTGTGTCGCTGTGTGTATGGTTTGATATGGTATCTGCTACCGATGGCGTGTCTATTGCGTAGCCCCTTAACTCTCCTATACTATCGCTATGGTCGTCTGTAATCAGAAATAAGGTATCCAACTGGTCTTGTGCCACACCCATAGTATCGGCTACCGTAGTGGTGTCTATACCACCCACTACACCGTCTGTACCCGTATCACCTTTCACGCCGGCCGGCCCAGTCTCCCCTTTAATCAGAGCCACGTTATCGAAGAACGTCTGCGCACCTAATACGTCAACTACGTCAAATGCGTAGCTAGGTGTAGCTAATAGTAGTACAAGTATTAATACTCGAAGTGACCGGAATCCCATCCTATTTTCTCCTTATAGTCCTTTTTATCTACGCCGAATCTACCACCCCAACGTCCACCAAGTGCTTCCCATTTCTCGCCTAACGGTCTATATAATTCCTTATCTCTTATGTACTCGTTCATTATATACAGGTTAAAGTCTACCGCTAACCTGTCCTGATGCTTACTATGTATTACCTTACTCTTACCGTTAGCTACGTGTATCATCTGCTGTTCATCTGTTCGGTAAGCCTCGCCGTATGTCAAGAACATATTTAATCCTGCTGCCCAGATAACAAGGTCGGCTATCATAACACTAAACTTTACCTGTCGTTCTGATAGACTCATTTACCTATCCAACCCATCATAGCACCGATTAAAGCGCCAATACCCCCCGAACCCGTACACCACTTCCACAGGCGAGTGTTGGTCTGCTTAGATAAGTCGTTAGCCATACCCGCTACCTCTTCACAGTTCTCTATCTTCTCGTCGTATAGCTTACTCATACCGTGAACGTGTTCTTTAATAGTAGCCTGTTCAATCTGTATGCTAGTTACCTTGGTGTCTATAGACTCTAGCTTACCGATGATTTTGTCTTCGTTGTTCATACTACTGTCCCTTACTTCTTAGGAAAACTTTACGGTCGCGCTTGTTTTCAGACTGGTCTTTCACCTGCTTGCCACTTACAGCTATCGTATTACCCAACAATAACATTATATCGCTTATTACCTTATTACTCCGTGGGTCACCGTTCTTCATAGTCATTGATAGTTTCAGAAGGTCGCGGCCACGCTTTGACGTATACATTACGGCTACCTCCCTAGATGTAAGTATAAATAAAGCAACACCGGGTACACCGCCAAGTATAAACGAACCGACAGCACCTCCAGTTGCAATATTTCCAAAGCTATCGCCGATAACAGCAGACTTAGCCTGTGGGGATGCTATTTCTGGTATCTGTCTGGCAAGAAACGCCAAGTCAAGTATATCCTTTTTAATTGAACTGTCTGTGAATAGTTCATCAAATGTTTTCCCCATTTTATCTACTTCATCTGCCGCGTGTCGTGGGTCAAATACACCGCCAGACTTTTTCAGTATTCTGTTCTCTAATATATTTACACGCACATTGTCCAATAAATCAGAACGACCTGCGTTCTTTAATATCTTCGTTACAGCACGGACAGTACCAACATTGTTATCTCTAACAATCTTATTAACAATGGTCTCTTCCGCAAACTCGCTGTTGATGATAGACTTGAGGAACTTATTAGGTACTAATTTCGCCTCTAGTGTTATACCCCTTGTGGCTAACTCCTGTAACTGTTTTATTTCCGCCTCTGTGTATATCTCTGCTAATGTTGACTTGCGTATCTTGTCTAACTCACGGCGTAACCCGGCAGACGTAAACCCCTCTGTGTCTACCTTCAACAGTTTATTGGTATGTGCTTGTTTGAATGTATTAAACTCGGCGGGAGCTAATGCCTTTTTAAGTGCTAGTATATCGGATGTTGTTTTCATAGATTCGACAACTCGCTCGGGGTCAGACTTTAATACCTTCTTAATTGCCTTGTTGTTTAAACGCTCCGAACCTTCTTTGAAAAATAGGTTTGCATTATCAAGACTCTTTTTAATGTCGCCGCCAACACCGTCAGCGAAATCGTTTAAATCTTTATCCATAGCTTTCTTTAACTTGGCGTATATTCTTCCCTCGTTTGTAAACTGAGAATCAACTCTGCCCGTGACATTTTCAAGAGACTTTACTTCTTTTTCAATCCAACCGTTAATACCCTTACGAGCTGCAGCCGTCTGCTCTGCGGTATTAATCCTAGCACCGCCGGGGTTGGTCTGTGATAGAAAACGGTTAAGCCTTTTAATTAATGTGGCGTCAACGTCTACCCCGCCCTGCTGTGCTTTTAACAGTTCCGATAGTTCCTTCTGTGCCACTTTCCGTGTCTCGTTTAGCACAACTTTGTCCGTTTCGGGTGTTAAAGTATTCTTTACAAGAGTAGACCATTCTTCGTATCTCGCCTGCTTCTCGTTTCTGAATACCCTTTTAGACTCTATTATAGAGTCTTGAATAGTACCGCCAAGTGACCTGCCAGTTTGCGTTGAACCTATCTCTACCAATACACTTTCTCTGGCGGCTTTTAATTCAGCCCCTACAAGTTTACCCTCCGCGTTAACAGCCTCGTCTACTAGGCGTAGTATCTCCTTACCAGTCTCTTCAATGTCCTTTGAACCGCCCTGACGCTCGACCAAATCATCTCTGATTTCCAACAGCCGTCTTATACGCATCAGTTTGAATCTTTCCATAATTCCCGCCGCTAGTGGTACTCTGGCTAGAACAGACTCTAACCTTAACAACGGTTTACTTTTTAATATCTCACTGGGTAGTGTGTCTATGTTCAGTCTATCCCCGACTTCTAGTACCTTACTGCCTGTGGTCGCCATAGACTCTTTTGTCTTGTTAAGGGTAAACTCTATGCCTTTCTTAGCTTGATTCTTTACAAACTTAAACGGTGCTATAACCGCCGGGATAACAGCCGATGCGGCTATTACAAGTGCCGTATTCTCCGCCGACTCTTTAACAATATCCGCCTGACTGCTAATTGTTGTCTCTGGTATCTCTTTCAGACCTAAGAAGTTGTCTAGTACATCGGCGGATTTATCTCCCGCCGTAAGTCCTAGTCCCTCGCCTAGTGCGACAGTTGCCGCCGGGAGTGGGGTTAATGCGGTAATCGGTGCTGCCAGTTCTGCACCCGCTATCGGCGCTGCTACAAGTATACCAGTAGCCGCCCCGCCCGTTTGTAGGAGTGGTCTACCGAACCTAGATATATTCTGTCTAGTTTCTAATGGAATATTTTCTTGTGCAAATTCACTACCTACTTCCTGTAGCTTCTTTGCAGCTTTGAATCTCGGGTCTTGTGCGATAAACTCTTTACCAACATTACCCGCAAACTCTAGTCCCTCGCCTATTTCTTTTTTAGCTGTATTAAGTCCCTGTTCGACATTACCCACGCCCTCGGCTACTGTTTGTGTTAATTCTGGATTCTTCCCGGCAAACGAACCAATTCGCGCCGCAATATCAAATGCTTTACCAAACCCGCCCGATGACTGTGTTCGTCCCGCCGATTGTAGCTGTGTGTCTGGTAATGTAATCAATCCTCTTTTAACGGCCTCGTCAAACTTGGCTCTTGTATTAGGGTCGAACTTATCCTGTAGCCCTCGGTTGGCTATCTCTTGCCACTTCTCTTTTTTGGTGGCCATTATTCAAACAACTCATCGTCCGACAGCCCCGAAGTTTCTGGTACGGGTGCGTGTTCAAGGGTTGTACTACTTCCCATCAATTCGTTAAATCTCTGTTGGGTGGTTGCTCTGTCGGGTCTAGTATTCTCCAGACTTTCCAAAACATCGGTCATTCCCTGTTTTACAATCTCCATTTTAGCTTTGAACTGTGATGGTGTGTCTGTGATTGCGGGTATTTCAGACATAATACGCTGTGCTTCTTGTAGTGGTACAGTTGAGCCGCTTAACGCCTTAATAACAGCGTTATTAAGTTTCTTTAGATTGCCGATTAATTTCTCGTCTGATTCGTTAATACCAAGACCACCAAGGTCTTTCTGTATGAACTGTTTAACTCTTCCCTCAAACGGGCCGCCCGTGGACTCATCTAACTCAAATAATGTTTCTATCCTAGTTAGTAATTTCAGACTATTATTTGCGTTTCTAATTCCTTCTCTTTCTTTCTGGGATATAGGGCGAACCTGTAATTTCTGTATAGGTTTGTTCATTATCTCATCTGGTGTGGTGATTTTTACATTACCCGTGGTTTTATCGCCAATAACAACCCCGCCTTCGTCTGTCCTACCCATAAAGAAAACCCCGCGAGAGTTCAGCTTTTTAAGGTTTTTCCTTAGCTCTTTGGACTTCTCGCTGTCCTCGCCGTTTACTCTATCGGACTCTGCTATAGCGTCTATTACTTTTTCAATATTTGGTCTTGACCTTGTGCCCCCGCCGGTGGTGGTTGTTTCATCGGCCTTCTTAGGTAGTTCATCTATAGCAGCGTGTAGTGCTAAAGGATTATTAGTACCTGTGATATTACCCGCTTCGTCAAAGTCTAAGAACTCTCTAGCCTTCTCTAATAGCCGTGATGTAGCCTTACCGTCTGTACCTTCAAACTCTTCAAACGCATCATCGGATAGACTATCTACCAATCCGCCTAATACATCTCCGCCTAGTTGTTCTGCCATAGCAGAAATCCTAGCTCTGGACTGGTCAACATCCCCCGCCTTAAACGGGTCAGCGGGTTCAGCCGCCGCTGTTTGTCTGTCTTGGTTGCCCTTCTCTTGTTCAAATGCTATCTTATCTGCCTGTGTTGTTAACACCGATTGCTGTTCTTGTAATACCTGTCTGATAGGTGCTATAACATCTTCACCGAAACCAGACTGCTCTGCGAAGTTAATGGCGTCTTGCACTTTGGTCTGTGCATCTCCCTCTCCAGTTAATATTTCCTGTATACCGTCATTAAGCTGTCGGCGTTCATTACCCTGTCTGCCCTCTATCCGTATTCTATCTCCTGCTAACCTCTGAGCTTCAATGTCACCGAATATACCTGCTCCTGCTCCGAGGTTGCGTCCTGCTGCTAAGTTAGCACCTGCTATACGTTCCTGTGGTGTTACCTCATTACCACGTAGTCCCGTTGCTACTGTACTACCTAGTGTGTTTAAGGTATTGAGTATTGAGTTACCATCAGGACTGCCTACTGGTTTCTGTAGGAAGTTATTAGCACCTTTCTTAATATCTCGCATACTTGGGAGTTTACTGATTAAACTCTGTTTGTCGGCGGGTTTACCAGTAGCCCTCTGACGCGCCTCCGCGAATTGTCTCTCTTGTTCCGCTATTATTCTGCGTCTAACGTGTGGGTTATCTGTATCTCTGTGGTCTAAAGTTTGTCTTTCAAGTTCAAATGGGTCATCTGGATTAAATGGCATTATACAAAGCTCCTTAATGTACCAGTACCGAAGCCCGGCGTTGTTTTTTGTCTTAGGCTACCCATCTGTGGTAGAGGGGTTGCACCGCCTAAGAACGGTGCGGGCTGAAACATACTCCCAAACTGTGTGCCGTTCTGTGGTACGGTCTGTGGTTGAAACTGATTGGGATTAAATCCCTGTGGTATTTGGAATCCACCACCACCTACACCCTGTCCGATAGCACCGCCTACACCGCCGCCTGTTGGCAATCCTCCACCAAAGCCGCCGAGTATACTTTGACCGCCACCAAACGCTGTGTTGGCTAAACCGCTAACAAAGTCTCCTCTAGCCCTAGCCGCTTCCGCTGTCTGGTTAGCTATAATCTGTTGTTTGGCTCTCTCAGGGTTAAATACATTTTGCTGTGTTCCCGCCAAACTCTGTAATGCACCTGTCTGATTTAACTGATTCTGTAGGTTCTGATTAAGAGCGTTCTGTATTGCTATAGACTCCTGTGCGTCTTGTTGTCTTACTAAGTCCTCGGTCTGTAATGCTTCGAGAGACTGTCTAGCACCTTCACGTAAACCGAAGTCCTCTAGCTGACCTTGCTGTAAGGTAGTAGCACCGGGTTGTAATCGTGTAAGTGTAGCCTCTAACTCAGCTAATCTTTGAGCCTCTGCGGGAGCGGAGATGGCTCGCATCTTGGTAAGCCTGTCTGATACTCTGGCTTGTCGTTCATCAAAGGAAAGTCCTGTTACTTCGTCTAAACGGTCTGTAAGTTTAAGGATAAAATCGTTATCAAATCCTCCCAGACCCTCTACCTTTAATTCTTCTAATCCTGATATTTTACCGAAAGGTGTTTCTACGTTTACTGGCAACGCACCGGGTACTGCTTGTTGTGCCCTCTGTGCCGCCTCTATACCTTTCTTCTGCTGACTTCTATTTACCACTGACCCTACAACTGCTGATGCTATCGCTGCCGGCATTATTCCCACTCTCCTTTTGTTATTCCCGTGTACCACATATCATACACTTCGCCATCTTTAACATAACTTTCCCTATTTATTCCCTCGTCTTTGAACCCAACTCTCAAAGCGAAGATGTGTGCATGACGATTACAGAATGGTGTCTTGCCCACTATCTTAATATAGTCCGTATTCTCAAATATCCAGTCCGCGCTTTGCCTCGCAAACTCTACGGCATTTCCAGACCTATTAGGTAGGAAAGCAATATGGCTATCAACCACGCTAGAACTTTCAGCGGTAAATGTAATAACTCCAACAGCTTCATCGTTCTCCTCACATAATAAGTAAATTACTCCTTCGTGTTCAAACGGCTTATACGCCCACGATGGCGGAAACCCGTCATCTGCTAACTTATCGTACACATCGGGGTTTACCTGTATCTTCCGTACCGCGTCTAAGTCGGTAGTCGGTCTTACTCCTATCGTCATTAACATTAAGGTACTACCTGTATGATATAGCCATCGCCCTTATACAGACCTGAACTATCCCATACAGTTATCCCTACTTCTTTTGTCTCTGTCGGTGCTAAGAACTCTACAGTACCTACACCATTAACAATAGTAATTGACATAGATTCGAGATTGCCACCCGTACTCTTTATACTGATAACCCTATCGTCTGTAGTCACCACTTTATTCTTATCGTCTAATAATTTAACAGTAAGGATAGTCTTAATATCTGTAAACATAGACATAGCGTACCACGCATCAGTTTCCAATACGTTTGTATCAGAAGAGATTGACAGGTGTTTGTTATAGTTGACATCGGCTACAAACTTACCACCGATATACTTCTTACCTTTTATCAGCTTCTTATCAAACTTATTAACCTCTACACAATGCTTACCGTTTTTAAATCCGTGTCCCATACCTGTAATAGTCCCGTCATCGTTGTAACAGACATTAACTTTCTTGGCATAAGCCCCCGTACTCAGTAGTAATACTAACCCAATAACAATTAACTTTTTCATTAGTCTGCTCTCCTTTTGAATACGTGTACCTGTCCGTCTACATTAAGACCCGATGACACGGGGGTCGCGAATATCTGTATATGAAATGTATCGGTATACGGTATTGTAAACGAATAGGGACATTGAAGTTGCGCCACCGTTGAACCGTCGCCAGAGTCATGTCTACACTCTTGTTGATTGACGGTATTACCGTCAACTCTAAGTATAGCGAACATCGAAGCCGCCCCGCCCGCTGTTGTGAATGAACCCGCTATGTTCATAGCATAGGCGTTGAGAGAGTCCGCCGAAACGTCAACATCAGCGGAATCCGATACACCACTAAATGTAAAGGTTGTACTCTCTGCAAGAGTGTCGCTACCAGTAGTGCTGTCTCCCGCTGTCAGGTTCGCGTCTTGTCCCGCATCGTTTATATAAAATATAGCGTTGTCTCTGGTGTATAGGATACCTGTACCTGCACCGGGTGTTGCGGGTGCTAAAGTCTTTTCCCTATATATAACTGCATCTGTTGTAATGGTATCAACAGTAGCCGTGGTCGATGTAAGCGTTGTAGTTGTCAGCGTTGTGATAGATGCTGATGTAGCCGTAAGACTAGAGAACACGTTAGACGATACTTGAAACAAAGCTCTAACATCTGTATCAATACGGATACCTGTATCAGTACGGTATATCTCATGTAGAGGGATATGGTTACCGCTAAACCCATTTGACTGTGCATCAATAGTTCCTGTGTCTGATAACTGGATATACCAAGTAGTGTCTGTACCAGACAGTGTAAATGTGTCAACCGCTACAAAGATAACATTAGAGTCGTTCCGTAACTTACCCGTCTTAATAACTATAACTGTATCGGTAGATACACCAGAATCAATCTCGAAGTCTCTGTTATGTGCGAACAGACCGTTGAAGTCGGGAGAGGCTGCGTGATTATAAGACCAGTTAGCAAAGTTATCATTCTCATCGTCAAAGTCCTGCGCCCTCACTCTCTTTTCACTTGAGGCTGAATCACTCCAGTCTATATATCTTTGAAAACCTGTATCGCCGTCAGCACTTCTGGCGTATGCGTTTACGTTAAACATAAACACTAATAACAATACAACTAATAACCTATTGCCCATCTGCCTTGCCTCCATTCGTAAAGTCTGCCCTCATATATTCAAACGAGAACGGTTGATTATCCGAGTTCTCAAAGAAGAACTTATGTACTAAGCCGTAGCCTGTTACAGGGAATGGTAAAGGAGAGGACTTACCGCTGCCCGTCCAGAATCCATCGAACACGAATGTCGGTGATGCCGCTGATTCTGTCCAATATGGCCCACTTCCCGTAAAAGTAAAAGTATCTGTTATCTCTGTATCTCCGCTTTCATTAAACGAAGTATACGACCTAAAACTAATAGCAACCGAGTCTGCCTCATCCACACCCAGTACAATCTTTAATGCGTCCATGTCTTTAATACGTGCCGTGTTGCCTAAGAACAACCACGGTGTTTCCCATACAAATTCAATAGAGTTACCGTTATCTGTAGTAGCCCCCGATGCGTCTATCTGATGTAAGAACCCGCTTTGGTCTCCGCCATACATAACATTGTTACTCGATACGAATATCACGTTATGGTTCATACCAGTCCATTCCATCCACGCACCGAACCGATAATTATAAACAGCCTGTCTAAACTCTGTACCCGCCGCGTTTACCGGGTAGTTTAAAACCAGTATCGACTTAGGGTTATAGTTCACCAAAGATACTTTATCTTCCCTACTGTTAGATATTACCGAACCTAGTCTGCTAGTCAACTCATCGTCTATCGGCTCTGATATATCATCGCCGAGTTCTACCGATTCTGTTTGAACAGTCTCTCTTACAGACTTAACGCCGTACCTAGCCCAGTAGTAAGCATCGTTACCGATAAGCTCTTGACCGTCAGCACATACCGTACCCTGTTGTGGGATTATGTGTTGTAGAGTTAATGAGCGTTGGTCTGTTGTAAAGTTGTACAGTACAACGTGGTTCTTATGGAATAACGCCAACCAACCCTTATGTGAGTTAATAGAGGTAACCGCGTCACCTTTGGGCAATACCCCTGCTGTATCTATTGTTCCCGCGTCGGTGGCCGTAGTACCTGTGTCCCAGTCATCCGCGTCATTTAAAGTTCCGTACCTTATTTCGGATACCGTTAGGTCTGTACCACCCGATACAAACAGTCTTGATTCGTGTGCGTGTATATATCCGTATTTGGCTATAGCAGTGGCTCCCGAAGCTGTGTGGTCAGCTAACCCACCCGCACTATCATATACCTGTGGGGTGTCTACCCCGTTGTTAAAATACAGCTTACCTCTAAAGTTAGCACCGAACTCTCTTGCGCCGTCGCGCCCCACCTTCAGAGAGGTGAAAGTGTTATCAGTCTCTAACCGATAGATAGTCCCCGCCGATGTAGTGACAAGAATTTGACACGCTGTACCCGCTGTAGTAGGACACCATTCTAATATAGACACTATTGGCGCGTCGGTTGCACTAGCGTTAATAGCAGTACTACCACTACGCTTCTGTATCTTACCCTGCTGTGTCAAGATAATGTTACGGAATGTAGGACTAAACGCCGGGTCGATATTACCGTCACCTTCGATAGTAGTCCATCCCTTAACTTTATCGGTCAGTATTATAGACCGATTGATTGCTTCAATAGGCATTATTCAATGATTATGCTAAAGCTCTTATCTAAATTTATGCCGTCTACGGTCTGTGTTCGTGAACCGTAAATCAACTGTTGCTTAGACGAACTCTGCTTATTCCTTTCATTCTGTAGTAAGGTCTGAAATTTGAAGTCGGCTCTCTGTGTAGCCTTGCCCTTATGTTCTAATACCTCTGCTGCCGCACCCCATACCAACATACTACTTGGTAACAACGATATATCACCGTCAACGGACAGGTTAGGGAAAGCTGTCTTGTATTCGTAAGTCCACGTTTCCACGGCTGAAGGGACGGGGTCTACCTGTAAGTCCATAACATTAGCACCCGATACCACAGAACTGCCAAACCTTTTGTACACCTCTGGTGTATTGGTAACAGTGGTTAGGGTACGTGCGTTCCATGCCGCGTCTGTAGCTTCTGTTAAGTCTCTTTGTGATGCGACGTCGGCTATGAATATACGCCTCAATGTAGCACCTGTATCAATATCCGTAGCGTCTAATTGATAAGCTCTCTGACCGATAACAGTAGCAAATGTACCTGAACCGTAAGCGGTAGGCCACCCCTCGGTGATTGCTATATCATTTACCATGTCTATGACATCATTAACATTGTCCATAATCATTTGTGTATACTGATTAGGATTAGCTAGAGAGTCTGGTGCTTTCCTGTTCAGCTTACGGAACACCTGTTGAACTATCTGTAGATATGTTTTTGTCTGTGCCATCTTTCACTCCTTAGTAAAAAGGTGAGTGAGGTTTTACCCCCACTCACTCTATTGTTTACTTAATGAATTACCGAATACCTTGAATGTAGATTTGCTTTAGAACTGCGCTGTCTTCATTCGTTCCTGTTGGAACTGGTAGTAAAAATCCAACGTCATTGATGTGAGTAGTATCCTCTGCACCAACAACTGCACAACTTCCGAAGTCCTGACGAACTCCACATTTTACTCTTGAGCCTGTTACTGCTGTATTAGTATCAAACTGAACGTCTGTAATACCTGCAATAGCAACCCAACCGAAATTACCTGAGTCGATAGCTGCTACCGAAAAACCTACAACATTAACGCCTTCTGTGTCTGCTGCTGTAGCTTCGATAACTCCCCATGATGCGTTTTCAGCAATCATAGGAGTACCGTCTCCGACTGTAGCACCAAAGCGTACATAACGTGCGCGAAGGTTGCCAAAGTCGCCGACATTACCGAGGTCATCTTTCTGTGTAGAACTGTTTACAGTAAGACGCGCCCCCGGTGCCTGATTTAAACCTGCGTCTGCAACTCCAACCATAAGGGCTAGAGCAACTACTACTGATAATATGATTCTCATTGTTCTGCTCCCTTACGCAATCGTTGCAAGATTGATGGTATCAAGAACGCCCAAAGCTCTGCGTTCTTTAGTGATTAGATTTCCGTACCAAACAATAGGTCGCACACGGCGAGTAGGGTTGGTAGTAGGAACTTGTAGGTCAAGCATAGCGATGTCTGACTGTGCGTCTACTTTAAGTTTCATAGCGTTGCTATTCAAAGCGTAGACAGTTCCAGATGTCAAAGCTGTGCCGAAGTTGATTCCGTTTACTGCGTCAGGAACCATAGCGTCAAAGAAAATTGGAACGCCACGATACTGAATGGAATCAAAGCCTAAGTTAGCACTTGCCTTGTCAGCAACACGAACAGCGTCCTGCATACCAGAAGCAAGAATCTGCCAAGTTGTTGGGTCAGCTAGATAGAAGTCTGGAGCACCAGAAGCCTGTAGCTGACAGTTTACTGAAAGGTTAAGTAGTTCTGTGATGATAGAAGTACGTGTAGCCGTTCCTGCTGATGTCTCAACTTGGTTCTGCCAGAATGTATCTGTAGAACCGTCAAAGCCACCATAAGCACCAGATGTAGATGGGCTAGATGTGATTGCCTGAGCAATACCATCAATGTCGCCCGATGCTGCTTTAGCACCAACACGAAGAAGTTGCTTATTAAGCTCCTGCTTCATTTGCTTTGTGCCGAGCATAATGCGTTCTGTAACAAAATTGTCAATAGCAGCTTCGCCACTATTTAGTCTTTCGTCTTCACGATTCCATGCTACTGTTCCGCCTACGAAGCGAACGTCGTACTGTGCACGTGAAGTTTGTTCTTGTTCCGAAGTGTCAAAAGTACCACCTGCGGAATAAGATTTAACTGTGTTATTCTCATCAGTTGCGATGAGTTCATCTAGTCTGCGACCACCATTGAATTTCTCAATGTTTCCTGCTTCATTCAATTTAGCGAATGTAGGATTTGACTCGTAAATATTATCCTGCACGCCTGCCTGAACATTCTCAAAGGTCATAGAAACTAGGTCATTAAATGTGCGTGAATCTGTGCTTTGTGTTGCCATTATTTAATGCCTCTTCTCTTAGAGATAGACCGACCTACTGGTCAGTCTTGAGAAGAGCTTCCCTTGCCTTAGCTGCACCCATCATAATGCGGTCTTTCTCATTACGTGGTGTTCTGTTCGGAGTACCGTCGGTACTTACCGTTCCGGGTACAGCATTGGCTATACTCTGTTCCGTTTTATTAACTCCAAGTTTTGCTTCAAGTGATTCTACATACTTTGCTACGTCTGGGTCTGTGATTTCCTTATATAGTCTATCGACTTCGTATACAAGGTTAGGATTCTGCTTGACCTGCGCTTCAATCTGAGGGAATACCTCGTCATAAGTACGCCTGCCCCTTTTCCCGCTTAACTTCTCTCGGATAAACTTCTCTTTCTCAGCGATAACTTCTACAGCTTTATACTGCTGTAGTTGATTGAGTTCATTCCTCATCGCGGCGTTATCATCATGCAAACGCTTTAATTCGGGTGTGACAATCTTCTTAATATCACCAGTAAAGGGTGCTATCCCTTCAGACACTGTAGACTGTTCAAGCTGACTGAGCTTGTCATTCAACTCGTTAATCTTAGCGTCTTTCTGTTGTAGAGCTTGGGCTGAAGAATCCAACTCGTTTCTAGCTTCGTTCCGTTCACCTATCACTTGATTAAACCTGTTCTGCGGTACAGAGTTAGCGAAACTCTTCGGTTGCTCGACAGGGGCAGATGATTCCCCGCTATCCATCTGTTGGTTTGTCGATGAATCATTTTCAGTTGGCGATTCTGAGGCTGATTCCGTTTCCGTTACGCCATTTTCATCGGTCATATTTCCTCCGTTAATTTTAGTATATGTTAGAAGTAGCTGTTCTTTGTTCAGCTACTTGTCTAAGAGCCTTCTGTGCCCCGTGTTTCACGTATCCTCTGAGGGCGGCTTCTTTTGCTTCGGCTTTGGGATTTGGAAGTTTTTCCAACTTAGCCACGCCGCCTGATTTTTTAGCGGCTTTGATTCTTCCCACATTTTCGTTAATTGTTCTTGTGACATCGTCTCCCCACAGTTCTTTGTTTTGTACTCTTTCACCAACACTCTCTTTGACGCTTGACATATCCCGGGTTGGTACACAGGCTGACGAGAGAGATATTCCTGAAGATATGAGTTTCCTTGTAGCAGCCCCACACTTGATACACTGCTTTGGCTTATTGTAGTTCTCAAAGGTTCGTATTTCAGTAAACTCATCATCGCATCCTTCGCATTTGTATTCATAGTTAGGCATTGTTACCACCCGCACTTGTTGGTCTACCTTGCTGTCTTATACTCTGTGTTACACCTTCTTGTGTAGTTGGTATCTGCCCACCACCCTTACCTTGCCCGGTGTTCTGTCTACCTTGTGCCTGTTCTGGTAACGCACCTGCCTGTGATAACCGTTCCTGCTGTCGTATAGCCTCGAACTGTTCCGCTGTCTGCTGTGCCTGTAACTCCTGTGCAGACTTAACAACCTCTTGGTCAAACGGCGAACGTTTCATTATCTCTCTGACGAGTACCTCTGGTTTGATAAACGAATCTAATCCCCATTGGAATAACATCTGGAGCTTCTTGTTCTGCATTAACTCATCGGTCAACTGATTCTTAGGCTGAGTAGATTCGGCGTCAATCTTAAACTCGAACTCGCCTTCTATCTGTCTTGGGTCATCAATCTTAACCCAGAACCTACCGCCGTCTTCGCCGATACGTTCTACGGCTCTAGGAGTTTCCAAGTTAGCCTGCATAAGCTGAGCTACCTTCTTGAGAATCATTCCCAAGAACCTGATTAATTTATTGTGGTCATAAGACTTGAGTGTGTTAGAAGCACCCGCCTGTAACTCAGATTGTCCTAAAGTAGGTGCGCCCGACTGTCCAAACGATTCTGGTGTCTGTCCTGCTAAACGAGTGAACAAAACATTAACAGACTGAACAGCTGTTAAGTCAGCAGATGTAGGGCCTCCTGCTTCGATAACCTGCATAGCTTGACCGGGGTTAATACCGACTTTAGTTTCTACTACTTCTAAGTCAATGTCGCTTTGCAGCTTGTCTGCTTCATCGGCAGACTTTAATGCACCTGTATCTAGTAATATCTTACGCTTATTACGGCGTCTTAATACCCGCATGTGAGACTGTGCCTCGTTAAGCTCTACGTTCAGGTCTAATAGGTCGAATGACGGCGGTATCTTATAGAACGCCTTGCCACCTTTTCTAAACTGTAGGTAGGAGTATACTCCGCCTTCAATACCTTTAGGCCATTCGCGTTTCATTAGGAAGTCTTCTTCCATGCCTTCCGCGAACACATACTGAAATCTCTTAGTCTCGCCTGTATCTTTATCTACTACGGGCGTATGGTCGTAAACCCAGAACAGCCTGACTAATTGTTTCTGAGGGTCTTTGACTTCTCCACCAGTCTTACTCTTGGCGTCTGGGCCTAGTGTCTGATGTACGTTTGTTTTACGGAGAGTCTTCTTCTCACGCTTATTCTTAAATCTTTCTTCTTCCGGGGATAACTGAAATGTATCAGTGGGTTCTACCTTAGAACGTGCGTCTTGACGGAACATCTTAAACCCTCTGACCTTCTCTAACGACCAGAACATTTCCTCGCCGTCGAAGTCCATATCTCTGCCATTGTCCTTAGTGTTAGCCGATACAAAGTGCATATCGGGGTCAATACACTGTACGCCGTAGAACTCGTCTACTATGATTTCGTCTGGCTCTAGGATAGGTTCTCCTGTTACCGGGTCTAATACCTCTTCACCAGTCTCGCCTATAACCATCTGTCCTGCTAACGGGTTCTTCTGCATCTCTGGTTCATATACAGACTTAACAATACCGATAGACAGGAACGCCTCGTATACAGCAGACTCTAGCTCGTCTTGGAATATCCATCTGCCGTTATCATCTTCGATAACCTGCTTCAGTAAATCTTCCATAGTCTTGGCTCTATCTGATGTACTAATATCCTCTGGAGACAAAGCAGGCCCATCGCCGATTTTAGGTGTAACCACTGGCTTTGGATTGCGTGCGTAGATAGACGATAGCTGTTTAGTATTGTTATCTTTTATAATGTTAATAACCATATCGTTACTTTTGATATGTGGCGCACGGTTAAACTGTTTACCCGCATCAAACTCTCGGCACTTGTCCCAGAACCTTTCACGCATATATTCTCGTTTGGCTATAGCATCGTCAATACGCCCAAGCCACATCTCTACAAATTCTTTTCTGCCTTTAGGTTTTGCTACTTTCTTAGCCATCGCCAAATACCTCGCTTATAACGAAATTGTCTCCTGCAAATTTATTCCGTTTTTTCTTGTATTCATTAAATAGATATTCCACTGTATCTGTTCTGACTTCCTGACTGATTTCTGGTACAGGTGGTCTTGAGTTAATAATATAACGGAGAGTATCGACAGCATGGTCACGGACACCCATTCCCTTTTTAGGACGTTCTTTAGGTGACTCGTCTTTCCAAGTCTCGTTCTTATACTCGCTTATCTCTCCTATAAGAGCTTCGCATCTGTCGAAGATGAATACTCTAGGTGCACCCTTCTCACCTGTAACAGGACTAATATGTTCGGGGTCGAACCGAAGATATTCTCCTACTCTGTTGATACCGCTGTGTTCTGAGTTCTTAGCGTTATCTGCACGTTGAAAATATAAATCGTGAGTTCTAAATTCGTCGGCGTTAGACCATTCCATATTGCCACGTTGGTTGGTGGATGCAAACGCAGCGGGGTCTAACAGCATATATTCGTATTCTGCTTTAGGCACGAACCTATCTCCTAACATAAGCTGTTTGATAGCTTTGGCGTGTTCGGAGATTAAACCCGGTGAGTAATACTCGTTCACTATGAACAAGTTGCCCTCGGTATCAATGCGACAGTCCAAGGCACAGCATGGGGCGGTTCTGCCCCAGTCAGCACCAAGGACTGCCTTCCACGTTGATGGGATAGGAAATGGGTCGATAACATGGTGACGGCGGGTAAACTCTGGATATACTAAATTAGAGCCTGCTTCCCAATCCGCTTCTACGTACCTCTTGAACTTGTGTTCAGGAAGTAGCCGTAAGTTGTCCCAATAGAACTCATCGAGATACGGATTGTCTTTCGTCTTACATTCTATTAATTTAATCTTAGGATTGAATCCTTCTTTAAATTCCCCATTATCCTTATATACAGTCTCAACGCCTGCGACACCTTTCATATCGTTGACCTTAAACCAACGATAAATCCAGTCATGCCCATTAATGTTAAAGTTTATGAATATCTGTTTCTCAGGGATGTCACCACGTACACGCGTGAACGCGTGGGTGAATATGTCTTCGTCTAACTCTTCGGCTTGTTCTATAGCTATGAAAGAATAAGACGGCCCTGTCAGTACCTCTCTGCCAGTACCATGACGAAAGTTCATCTGTGCGCCGTTAGGAAAGCGTAACTCTTTCTTGTTCTCGTTCCAGTATCTACGGTCTTCCGGGAACACTTCAAACCATACATTCTTCACGCTATCCATTAAGTCGTTAAGATGTTTACGAATGAACAGTCCATAAGGATTAGCTATACCCTGCTGCATTTGTCTCTCTAACTTTAAGCGACACTTGATAACAGTAGCCACGGTCTTACCCGGCCCGACTGAACCGCCTATAGCTAGAAGAGGCGTGTCGTGGTCAAAGATGAACGCATCCTGATGTGGCATTAATGTCATTTCTTGCATTAGAACCCACCTCGTCTACGCATCATGCGTATAGGTGATACCACTGTTCTGATAGAACCGAGTACACCCGTATCTTCTTTAAACGCGGGCGGTACTACGGGAGTTGTGTCTACTATCGTTATTGTTATTGTGTCTATATTAGATGTATCTCCCTTTGAATCGACAGAGAACATGGTAATTACGAATGGCCCCGCGGTGCTATACAAATGGGTTGTGTCTACTATAGTGGATGTCGATGAGTTATCGGTATGAAGTATACCGTTCTCTACGTCTAGGGTCGTTAATGATATTGTCTGAGTACCCTTAGTAGTAGCCCCTGTGATATTAACTTGATTGCCTATGGGAAATGTGTCGTTGTTCGATGGGGCTGTTATCGCAACAACAATCGCTACAGGGGTTTCTATCACTATCTGTATGGTATCTGGAAGAGATACCGAATCATTGTTATCTGTCGCTGTAAACTGTACTATCACCGTTTCGGCTGTGGTGTATTGGTGTGATGGGTTCTGTTCCTGTGCTGTATCGCCATCACCAAAATCCCATAGGTATGTATCAATTCCTGCAAAGTCTGTTGCTGAACCTTGAAAGTTTATAGTCTCGTTTAGCAAGATTGTAGTGTCTCCTGTTGGTGCGTCAATGGTTGCAACGGGTATAATGTCTGGGTCTGGGGTTACGCCCTGTTCATAAAATATATTAATGTTATCCCAAACAGCAGGTACGCTAGTATTATTCCTAAACCCACCTATTCCAGAATATGTATTGTAAAGGGGTACTGATGTTGCTATTCCAACCGCCGTATCTTCAGCCCCTGTGTCGCTTTGAATGGTCGCTATTACATACCATTGTGTATCGTTTACTCGTTCAACAGTAGCCCTGACGTTGTTTAGGTTTGCGAATGGGTAATCATCTATACCTGTAGCCGGAACGTCTTGTATCACATTTCTACCCTCTGGGGTTTGTTCCCATAGCGAGAGTCTTGGAACTTGGCTACCGTTTGAGAAAACGCTGATAAACACACCTGTATCGCTCATAGGCTTAGAAGAGTCTCCATCATTAGTAACAGGGTTTGAGTCTTTAGAACTGTCACTCTTACCAAGAGCTATATAAAAAAATTGCTCGATTGAAAAGTGTGTGGTCGTGAAATCTATGTTACTTCTTACCGACAGCGTTTCGCCACTTGACATATCAGCCATAAAATCGGTGTCGCTGTGCAATATCAATATAGATGGCACATCGTCTTGTCCATACTTGAGTGATACGCCTGTATCAGATGAGTGGGCAAAGAATAGGAAACCCTGTGCAGACGGTGTAGGGTCAATCCAATATGGGCGTTCTACGATGTTAGGGCCTATTTGCATCTGCACACCGTCTGTGTCCATTGGGTCTACATTAAGCGTGACTGTGGTAGCAGAGGAGCTAGTCGCAAATATACTTAATAGAACTAAAACCAAAAAGAGTTTTCGCACGATTGACAGCCCCCTCGCAAGTTATTGTGTCGTACCCATTAGCCAATAAAACATCTAGTGTGCTGTCTGTATGAAATGTAACACCTGTAAACACTGTGTCGTTGTTTGTTCGTAGTGAAATGTTACTAACAGACGAAAGACTATCCCCATAATCTCTTGCGAGGGTGTTGGTGCGAATATAACCAATATCCCCACTAGGAACTGCTATATAGGTGTCGGTGGTCACAGCTACTTCAAAGAAGTAGTGATTAGCATAAGCCTTACAGCTAATCATCATCATACACAGTATGAAGGCTATGAAAGAGAAACGCTTAATCAGAGGGGTCAAGGTTATCGCCTCTCTAGGTGTCCGTATATAGTTCCTATTCCTGCTGCGTCTGAACCTGCCGGGCTGACGTCGAAGATTAATTGTGTTCCCGCGTCGAACTCACGAAGTCTGACGTAATAGCCATTAGCGCTTTTAACACTAACAAAAGTATCAACACCGTCATTAACACGAAAAACGAAGTCTGAATCAGACCATGCCACAAGGCTTCTGTAATGGTTCTCAAGAGTAACAGTAGTTGCTGCGCTGATGTTGAGAAGTGCGAGAGTTGTGTCGTTTGTATTATGTCTGATGGTAGCACCGTATCGTCCTCCTGCGGTTGTACTTTGATTTGTTTTATCTAGCGTTATCGCTTCTGCACTGGGCGTCAATAGCCCAATTAATAATGCGACCAATAATAGTTTTTTCATCTACTTGTCCTCTTTCTTTGGTTTCTTTTTTGACTCTACTTTTTTTTTGAGTCTTGCCAATCTTGCCTTAATACTTTCTCTCATGCTCATTATCGTGTACTACCTCCCTGAGTTTTTCTGGTGGGCTTGTTAGTAGCCCGGTTAGATTCTCTTTCATTGTCCTTAGTCTTTCTGGACTTAGCTGTAGATATTAGACGCTCTGCTTCTAGTCTGGCTTTCTTAATCTTTGCCTGTGCTGTCTTTCTAATTACAACACGAGCAGGTGCGCCGCCCAAAGTTGCACCAAAATCTGCAAGGTTCGCCCTGCGTTGTTGTTTCTGCATTGTTGTTATTTGTTTCTTGAACTCGCTTCTATCCGCCATAATATCTCCTAATTATCGCTTATGAACCTAGCGTTTATTTTCTCGGCTTCCTCTTTAACTACATCCTTTATTTCTTTCTTAATGTTTTTCTTATCGTCTTCAGACCTAATAATCTTAGTGCTTAGGGTAAACGACTGTTCGTTACCTTTAACGTTAAGCTCGTCCATATACTGTAATAGTAGTTTGTTAGCGGATAACGCGACTGACGCGTCCGGGTCTATTCCTAATTGGGATATGTTAAGGAGTGCGAACTTGGTAATGTCTTTCAACTTAGGGTCATTACGAATCATACCCTGTAGCGTCTTAAAGCCGTAAGGAGTCTGGAGCATAGCCCAGATACGTGCTTGGTCTAGTTCTTCCGCGTCTATAGTCTTCTTCGTATTCTTACCATGAACATTCTGACGAGTGCTATAAGTAAACTTCGGCTTCTCCCCGTTGCGGGGTCTACCTCTGCCACGTTTGGCGGGTACTTTCTCACCCGTCATCAGTTCCTTGTTATGTGTATGATTCTCAGACAATACATCGTCTGATTTATCCCCACTCTCATTTCCCATACAAACCTTATAACAAATTAATTATCCTATGTCAAATAATTTATCATACAGTGTATGATATATTATCACACTACAATAATATCAAAGATATGATTATCCCGGATATACCAACCACACACATCAAGAACGCAAGTTCTTCATCGGTCAGTCTCAGAGGACAACACCTCCCCTATATAAGAATGATGGAATTATATGGTGTGCTTACTGCTAGGTCAACTTATATTTTGTCAATAACCTTCTGTATCTCTTCCGCTGCTGATATAAACCCTATCTCTTCGCACATCTCCTTTATCCGCTTTAAGTCCTCTGTAATATCGTCACCCACGCTTACCCCCAAAGTACGCTTTGCCCATACCCTGTTCTATCAGGTGCTTCGCTAAGTTAATACATAATACATCATCATCGTCTCTAAGCATTATGTTGCCTATCCATCTTCCTGCGTACTTACCTTTCTTGATAACTTCCAGATGTACGGTCTTTCCCTCAATCAGCGTTTTAACATACTCCTTAACTCTGAGACCCTCTTCCTTCGTTGCTCCAGTCTTCTCAGGCGTATCAATTCCGTATAGGCGAATAACAATCCCATGCAGAGTAATATAAAACCCAACGTCAATGTCACATACAAATGTATCTCCATCTTTAACCCTCGTTATTAGTGCCTCTGGATATATCCTTGATTTCTTTTTCTTTCTCATATCTCGCCAACCTTTCTGGGTCTACTACCCCTAACATAAGTTCCAGACTGTTTAACTTTTTCTTCAGTCCTGCGTTCTCCTTTTTATTCTCGTTGTTATGATTAGCAAACTCATCAAGACATCTGCCGAATACAAGTCTCAACTCTGCGTTATCTTTCTTCAGGTCTGCGACATCTTTATTCAGCTTATCGTTTATGGCGTTAAGCCGTACTATATACTCGTTACTGCTATCACTCACCTCTATCCTCCTTTAACCTTTTCTGTATAACTTCCACCTGTAACTCGTCTGGTGTTTTCTCGCCTAGAAATACTTTGGCTTCTTTCAATGAATCACACTCTCCGTATATATCCTCGACCAACTCCCCAATAATCCTCTTGGCTTCTGTTAGTTCTTCTGACAGTTCCAAACATTCTACTGTGCGTGATTGTTCTGCCTTATTCATACCATCATAACAACCCAATGCCTTTTGAAGTTCAAGCCACACTTCTTTTTTTGTACCTGTAAATGCTTTATCCATACTAACAAGCGTTTGCTTAGTCCTGTCATACCTCTCTTTCAACTCAGCAATCTCTGTGTCTTTGGCTTTAGCACAGGCGTTCCAACCCCATCTTGCTATGTCTCTTTTCTTCATTCTACCCCTTGCAACTTGGGTTAGTTTTGCCCAAAAGCCTCTAAACTGTAGGTTGTCATTAGCCATTATCTTTCCCTTCCAAGAACGCTTTGGCTTCTTTGCTAAATATGACATTTAACATCTTCTTCAAACAGCTAATTTCGTCATAAGTTGTATCACGTGCTATATTATCCAACTCCCCAATAATCCTCTTGGCTTCTGTTAGTTCTGTGTCTTTGGCTTCTAATAACTCACTTGCTATCTCTACCCTCTGTATATCCGACAATCCATATACAATACATTCGTGTTTCTTATACGGATTAACTTTCTGCTGACATATACTACACTCACCCATTATCGCTGTCTCCTTTCGCTTTGTGTAAACTATTTCTCGTTATACTTTATACAAACTTATTTCCGATAAGTAATGATATGTCTACTTCAATAAATCAATAATCTTGACACCATTAAAACAATCGCTATCGCAGACTGGATTTATAATGCTTAGTCCGTTCATACAATCGGAGTCACATATTGGATTTATTATATTGGTTGTAATGCTGTCCCACCATATAGGCAGATAGGTTACAACTAAATCTCCTGTATCGGATATAAACAAAATTGTATCACCCATCAATAACCCCCTGCGTCTAACTTCTTATTCAATCTATCTACTGTCTCGTAGTCCTTCTTAATCCTGTGAAAATCGTTATGACAACCCCGACACAGCCATATAACATTCAATGGTTCATCATAATCTATATGATGTCCCTGTGGTTTACACTTAGTATCACAGTACATACAACAATCGGGTCTAACAATCTTGCCTCTGATAACAGCTTGGTTCAGTTGATTAACTGCATAATCCTTTTTAATTTCATACTCTGTTCTGTCTTTGTACCTATTCCGTTTCCTATCCCTGTAATACTTCTTATATTCTTCATACTTAACAGGGTCACTCTTAACCCCTTTAAGATATTCGGCTTTACTTTTACTTACGGCTTCTTTATTCTTTGCTGTGTAAACTTTCTTTCTATCAGACCAACAGGGTTTACAGTAAGAAACCAATCCGTCTTTGTTATACTTGGTTTTATAAAACTGTTCTGTGTCCTTAGTCTGTTTACATTGTTTACACTCTTTAGCTGTTATCATCATTGTTGATTATCCCTTCTACTTTGGCTATAGCTTCTTCTAATTCATCAATATCAATCGTGTTGTGTACATTATGATTATAGTCATAATCAATCTTATCCAACGCCTCTGCCTGTATCTTTATTATCTTAATACAGTCGTGTGTATCAGCACTACCGTTGTATATCCCTACTTCGTGTAACCACTTATTAATATCTGTCTCGCTCATCTCTTATATCCTCCTTTAGCTTCTTCCTCATTCTACGGTTATATCCGTTCTTAATCTTCTTGGCTACTTTAGACCTAGACAGATAACAGTATATTCTTCTCCACGATGTTAGTGCGTCATACTCATCAGCCTTCATAGGTAATCTCTTCTTACTGTTATCAGTCATATTATCTCCTTTCGCATAAGCTAACAGCTATACACACCGTTATCATAGCGAATAGTAATGCCAATCCTATAGCAGTACCGAAATAGTTATCCGTATGATAGTGGATAGCGTTAAACACCCAATCAAATATATCAGTCACTCATGTACCACACAGTCCATACTACCCACGTAAGCACTATTAGGGATAGTAGTAGGTAGTTAGTCATTGTCTAATATCTGCTGTTCTTCTTCTGACATAAGGGGTTCATTAATATAGCCCTTAAAAATATCTTTCTTCTTAGCCACCTTTTTAATGTATACGGTATTCTCATAAATCTTGTGTATAACATCTTCCCTCTGCCACTCTGCACCTGCTTTGAACGCATCAGATGGTGATAATACTTTCTTCTTCTTACGATGCTCTTCGTGTAGCTTTATATACGCTGTCTGCATATCAGTCATTATCGTATCACCCTCCAAAAGAGTATCAACACCATACAGTCGAGCATCATTTCAAAGGTCATTCTTATCCCTCTCCTTTAACATAGCGTCTGCTATCTTATAACAGTCCTGTGCAAACTCTTTATAAGTATTACCATATTTGGTAATATTCCCTGATATAGCCTGTCCTGCAAAGTAGTCTCGTATTGTTAAAGACTCTAACAGTGGTTCTGCTAACTCCGGGAACATACTGTCTGGATGTGGTAATACAGGTCTGTGTTCATCTTTATCTTGTTCAGTCATTAGTTATCTCCAGTCATATTAGGGTGTGAAACAGGCACAACCGCCCCACTCAAACAAATCCTCGTCTTTATCCATATCCTTCTCCCACCGTAGTCTCAAGTCCCGTAGAGTTATCGGCGTGCTAACACCTTTACGGCTTTCCTTAACTACGGTTACCTCTCCTAATACCTTACGTATCTCCTGTTCTTTCCTCTCGTGGTAAGCATACCTGTCGGGCATCTTCTCCCATAATAACTTAAACTGCGACTTACCCGCTTTAACACAGAAGCCACCACAGTTGTTATGAGGAAACCCCATCTCGTACAGACGAGGTACATCTATACCCGCCTGTTCCATCTCAGCAAACATAGCGTTCTTATCCATATAAGGCTTGTCAAGTAGTGGTGCGTGTATCCGCCATTTACCCCAGAAGTTCTTAGCCCTCTCAAACCGCTGTCCTTCCGAGTAGTCCATACCAATGTATATCTCAGTAGTGTCCGGGTGCATATTCCGATATAACCAAGACTTAATCAACTGTCTCTTCAATATACGAGAACAAGGGTCTATCATAGAATTACCCAAGAACTTAACGTCATTGAATATCTGCCATATATCCCTACCGTCTGCTAAGCACAGATACGAACAACCTATGTCATCAGCAGCCTCTTTAATGAACCTATACAAATCCTCATCTTCCGTCTTGGTATCAGCGAACAACAATAACATATTAGATGAATCACCATTTAGAATTGTGTCCCTCACACGTTTAGCTGTATACCACGAAGCAGCCCCGCCAGAGAACATCACAATGTGTGATGTCTCCTTGTAGGGTGATTTCTTCTTATATCGCATTACTTCTTTTTCTTACCAAACTTAACCCCTGAATTGTCTTTCAAAGTAGAGTTACCGCCATTGTCCCGTATTACTCTTACAGGAAAAGGCTTACCGCCTGCTGCTACTTTGAACTGTACTACGTCTCCCTTGTTAGGCCCTTGTTCAATACTCTTAGTAAATGTAGAACCGGGTCTTAACTTCTTTACCTTTCTTGCCATATTTATCACTCCCTTCTCTGTTGTATTATAGACAGTATATCTAACCTACTCTTAGAGTCAAGATAAAACTCCAGTTTCTTTTCTGTTATATATTTCCAAGTAATATATCCGTATACAAAAGGATACTACTACCGAATACTCTGTAAGATATTAGTAATTACCAAGTAATTATCAGAACGTAGGAACAAGAGTGTGCCTATATATCAATAGTAATACTAAGATACTATACCGTACTAAAATAGGCTTGACCGAACCTCTGTAATACCTTTTAAATGTACTATTACAGCTGTAAAGGTATTATAACGTACTAACAGTATATACCGGTACATACTAATACCGTTAGTAATGTACTAATACATTACTAATGTACTAGTACATCCCTAATACCCTAATTACTAATACAGTCATAAGGGTATTAGTAACTAATACACTACAGTAGTCTATTACTAATATACATTACCAAGTAATATACTAGTAAGTAGTAATAGTCTTATAACTACTACTAATACCTTACTAATACATATACTGTTATATCTATTACTAATACATATATAATACATATATAGTAATACAGGTCTGAAATACTAATATCAGTACGTACACTCTATATATAGTAGTGAGTGTTAATGTATCTGGATGTGTGGCCGATATACTATATATAGAGATATATTAAGCAATACAGGCTATCTACAGAAAATAATTGATATATTTGCATTATTATGTTGATTATGCGCTATTTTCCTGTATACTAGTCAATAGATAGACAAATCAACTAGGGAGGTATTACAGATGAAATTAATAATTGAGGTATCAGGGAATAAGGAATTAAACGCAGAGGAATTAGAAGATTTAAAAGAGAATGTAGAAGAGGTGGCGGGTTTCGTATACGATATAAAACAAGTAATAGATTAATCTAATACCTAAGATGCTAGTCTATACGATAGCATCTATGGAATTAGATAAAACTACTAGGAGGTATTACAAATGATTACAGAAACGGAAAAAGATTTACAAGTAAGATGTGATGCACTTGTAAGACGTGAAGTGCATTATTGTATCAGTCATCTAATTAGTGAACTATCTAAAGATGACAAGTATATAGAGGAGATTATGGAGTTTTCGGCAAAGTATGACAATATTGGAGAAGATGAAGATGTTGTTGAGGCATTGGAACATTGGATAGTGTCTGATTGGTTAGCTGATAAACTATCTGGACAAGGTGAAATGATAACTAAAGACTTCATGGGTATGACTATATGGGGCAGAACTACATCCGGACAGGCCATTAGTATGGATTATGTTATCGAAAAGATAACAGAGGAACTATCATGAGGTCTGAACTTACACTATTCGTCTACCTATCAGTATTCTCTGCATCCGTAAGCTATATTGCTTACTTAGTGATTGATATGATTGGAGGGATATAGGTTATGGCTAAGTTTATAGTTAAGACTGATGGCAAAGATTCCCATGTTATTACAGTAGATAGTTACACGGATGCTAGGCATTGGGTAATTAATCATCTGGATATGTCGGATGCTCATATTATTCTCAAGATTACAGATAAAGATATTAAGAAACTAACATCTGTAAGATAGTAATATCTAAAGTCTATCGTCTTTATGACGATAGATATTAGATAAGACTAAATAGGAGGTATTAATTATGACTAAATGTTATATTAAAGATTGTGACTATAAGCCATATAAAGAGAATGGTAAGAATAAACACATCAAACCCGGTGTAGTTTATAAGAATAAAGACGGTAAACCGTCTTGTTGGTGTCATGAAAAGGGATATTATAACACAGAAACGGTTAAGTAATATCTAAAGACTAACGGTCAATGGCCGTTAGTTATTAGATAAGACTAAACTATTAGGAGGTATTGATTATGAAGTATTTTAAACTCAAATATGTAGATGGCGGTATTGATACAGTTAAAGGTAAATCATCTCTTGAAGTAATCAAAAAGTATGATTTATCTACAAAAGAACATATTAATACAAGAGTAATACAGTTAGAGGGAGAGCAAGAGGCAATAGCTATTTCAAACGATACAGAGTAATATCTAAAGTATATCGGGATAGCAACCGATATACATTAGATAAGACTATTACATTAGGGAGGTATTACATTATGAGAGATAAATGTGAACATTGTAACAGGAATACATATAGACCGTCTTATGTTAGTAAAGGCGGATTATATACTACGGAAGTAGATGGCAAATATGTTTGTTATACCTGTTGGGATAAATATGTAAAACCATATTCTGACCGGGTAAAGAGTAATTATGCCGCTATCGGTATAAATATGTAAATGGGGGGTATTAATATGGGAGATACGGAAGAAAGATGGAGTGTTGAGGTAATTAACGAAGCATTAAATAACGATGAAGTTATTAATACTATTATCAGTAAGATGATAGATAAAGACTTGGAGGTATAACAATGAAGTATATAGTATCTGGAGGATTGGGCAGATTGGGTAATCATTACCCTAAAACTGTAACAGTAAATGCTGATACAGAGTTAGATGCTAGTATGGCGGCTGTTAATGCTATAAGACACAAGATTATTCAAGAGGATTTAAACGGTGATATACAGAGTAGAATATTAAGTAAGATTGTACATATTACAGATACAGAGGAGGTATCGGTATGAACAGTAACGATACATTAGAGAATAGAATGTTACTACGTAAGATGGAAGTACATAACGACATTAGCCGGTTAAAGATTGCACTCAAGGATATTAATATGCCTATGGTTAAAAGGCGTGGTATAGGTAAAATGATTAAGAGATTACAGGTAACATACAGTATGTTATCTGGACTAGTTAAGGATGCGGAGAGATTAGGAGAGATATAATATATAGCCATCCCCCCTTGGCTAGTCTATACTGAGGCGGTGGTTGCATAGTGGTGGTGAGGTACTAATAACTTAGGAGGTATAACAATGGGATTTACAGAAGAAGCTACAAGTGATTGTTGCGGTGATACAGAATATGATGATTTTGGAGTATGTGGTGGTTGTAAAGAACACGCTGGGTTCTCCAAACAGTGTGAGGTGTGTGATGATATAGAGGGTGATTGTAAGTGCGAGAAGTGTGATTTATGTAAGGAAAGTAAACCATGTAATGAGTGTATAAAGTGCGAGGGTTGTAAAGACCCTGTAGATGTAAGAGTTACACATAGGTTTCAAGGTGTAATATTCTGTCAGTCATGCGCTGATAACTTAAAATAGGAGGGATTATGAACGAACTATCAATACACAAAGTTAAAGAGATTATTGTCTATGATACAGAAACTATGACAATAGAAGATTCCGGTAGAGAGTTTGTAGTGAGGCATATCACCATTGTTACAGACAAAGGTAGTATGGGAGTTAAGGTGTTTGCTAAAGACCGTGTTAATCTGGAACTAAAACAGGTAGAGGGGGTATGAAATGCCTTATCGTTACATTAATGCTAAGAATGTTCGGCAATCGTGCAAGGCGTTAGGTAAACGCTGTACTACATCATTTTTAGATGAATTAGAGGACAAGACAGAAGATGTAATAAAGTTAGCTGTAAAGGTAGACGGCACTGACGGTAGCGTTAGAGGTAAACATATCATTGGCATATATAATATGCTAAAAGGACTGGAGAAGTTATAAGGAGGTATTATGCTAGAAACTAGAACTAGAGTGTGGTTTGAATATCAGGATAATGTTATGACGTTAGCTAGATGGTTAGTAGATAAGAAAGACTTTACCGTAAACAATCTGTTAGACTATTTTGAACAGCCGTATAAATGGACTGATGAATACAAGGAAATGAGGGCAGCAAAAGAAGAATAGATACACTTCTTTAATTTGTCAAAATGAAGGGGGGTTTCGGATATAGTTTCCGAGGCCCTCTTTTTTACGCCCTGATGTGCCTTCCTAGCACAACCAACCCGTTTTAATACCAACATACCTTAAAGCATAGTAAATGCATTGACACACCATTAAATAGTCGGTATACTTAATCAAAAGGAGATAAGTCTATGAGTAGTAAAGAGAAACCAAAGAAGAAGTGTAAAAATTGTGGTAAAGAGTTTCCACAAGAGAGAGGATGGCAAAAGTTCTGTAACAAGGACTGTAGGTGGGAGAAGTGGAGAAGTGAATATGTCCACATTAAGCGGACAGAATACGACAGATTAAAGAGGTTAGAAAATGAAAAAGGAAAAGTTGATAGTACATAGCTATGTGAAAGGTGATTGTTTTTTTAATCACACCTGCTATGCCGAGAAACCATTTGAGAAATTAGACACGGGGTCTACAGGGGCGTTCGGTGAACTAATAGTGTGTTCGGACTTAATGTTAGACGGGTATGAGGTATTCAGAGCCGAAAGTCCAAGCACGTCTTGTGATTTAATTGCTATGAAAAACGGGATATGTTTTAGAGTAGAGGTAAAAACGTCTTCATCTGGGCTTTTTACAGGCGATTATGACGAAAGTAAATATGACATACTGGCGATGGTCGTGTCTGGTAAAAAGGTAAGGTATAACCCACCGCTTACAGCACTAAGACAAATGGATAAAAACCTAAGTAAAACCCCTAGTGAATAATCACTAGGGGTATTTTTTTGAGAGGCGTTTCATAGGTAGAGATTGTATTTATACTATTTCAATGGTCAAATCCGGGTACTTCTTCTCGAACAACTTCTGTTTAATCCTAAATACTGCATAAGCAGGTGTACTCTTATAATACTTACTAACTTTCCCGTCTTTACCTGTCGGCTTAACGTCTTCCACGTGTACACCGTCATCATCTATGTAAGTAAAGTCCGCTATATAATTGATAGCTCTATACTTTACTCCAGTCAGTTCTTTCTCATGCTTACCTAGTAATTCAAACTTAGGCTGACATACTAAACAGGTAATCACACCCTGTTCCTGTAGACTCTTGAGGTAGACATACCGTAAGCCCTCTTTCTTAGAGGCAAACTTAATACCGTCTATCTCAGTCTTTTTGTTACGGTACTTATTATACGCCATGCTTACGTCTTAATATCCGCTTAATCCAACTGTCTTTCTTATATCTCTCTAACTCTTTGGTCAGGAAGTCCACCTCTACAAGTAGTGATACATACTCTTTGTAGTAATACTCTTTCTCTACTCTCACATCTAACATACCACGCCTAATCTCTTTCCTATCCTCTATCAGACTCTTGTTCCTACCCTCTACTCTGATTAAATCTTTCATAGTCCTCTCGTGTATATCCATAAGCTCTTGATACGCCTTATATAACTGTGCTTTAGTTGCCCTCTTTACCATCTTATCATCCATCCTCATTTAAACCTCCGTGAATTTCTGAATAGTCCCTTCTAAACGAAGGGGTATATGTCCGCAGCTACCTTCTCTGTTCTTAGCGATATGCCAGTCGATTTGTGTAGTAAAGTTATTCTCCTTACTAGCTTCTTCGCCTGTACGGTGTAGTAAGAATACTTTATTGGCATCTTGTTCTAAACTACCGCTATCTCTGAGACTGGCTAGTGTCGGTACGCTGCCCTCTACACCTCTACTCAACTGAGATAACGCACAGATATGTACGTTCAAATCCTTACTCATTATCTTCAAACCTCTACTCAATGCGCCTATCTCTAAATTACGGTTATCTGCTTTAGGCGGATTCATTAACTGTAGATAGTCTATGAATACAATATCGCAACCAGTACGTTTCTTAACTTTCATAATCTTAGCTTTAACATCTGTGAGTGTTAATGTACTGGTATCATCTATCGTTAGATTGCCTTTCTCTTTCATTACCTCTCCGAACTGGTCTATCTTCTGTCTATCTAACGGGTTATCTAGTACAGTACCATCGGTTAAGCTAGTATGGTTTACGCCTGAACCAAGAGATAACAGTCTGTAGAGTATTGAGTCACATCCCATTTCCATAGAGAATATGACAGCCTTACGGTCTTGATTAAGGACTATATCTTTAACCATATTCACGACTGCTAGAGATTTTCCAACAGATGTCCTAGCTCCGATAATAGTCAGTTGTCCCGGTAACAGTCCTACTACGTGTTGGTCAACCCCTGTAAACCCAGTCTTAATACCATAATCGCCTAACTTCTTTAGCTGTACCATACGGTTCATACAGTGTTCAGTGGCTTCCGCTATTCCAGACATATTACCGTCATCAGAATCGCCTACTACCTCTTGGACATTACTCTCTATAAGTGTATTCAGGTCTGTAATATCTCCGACTTCTAACAGGCGATTACTAATAATGTTCATCTTATCCTGTAACAGTCTCTTCTTAGCTTCTAACTTTATTATATCTGCGTAGTGTGATAGCGAGTCTGTATCGGTATACTGTAAGCTCAAGTCCTGTAGGTACGCAAATGGCGTATCTAATCTGCTTATATCCCCGGTCAACTCTAACTGCCTCTTAACATTAACAATATCTATCGGTTCGTCTTTATCAAACAACTGTTGCATAGCACCGTAGACACACCCTACAGATGTAACATAAAAGTCATTAGGGTCTACCTCATTGATATGCTCTACTAAACTACCGTTACAGTTGAACAGACTACCTACGAATAACTGTTCGGCTTCTTGGTTACAGTGTATTTCAGTCATTTGGCCCCACACTTTCTCAGTTCGCTGCGGATTTTGTCTTTCTGTGTTTCCACCATCTCTGACAACTTTATACCATCTGTTACATCATAATATTCTATCGAGCCGTAATAATCCACGACAGCCACTATGTCGGACTTGCCGTCCTGATAAACACTCTCAGAACAAGTTCTATAACGTCTAACCTTTACCTCTATTCTAAAACATTTGCCGTCTAATAATGCAATCAAATCGCAAGACGTATTTGGACTGTGAGAACGAAACACCTCAAACCCATTTCGCATCATATCCACACTTACCTCTAACTCTCCAACCGCCCCGGTGGTTAGCGGTGTAACTACGCCCTTAAATCTACCACCTTTATTCAACTCATCCTTAGTTCTGTTGTCTGGTGTTTTTCCGCTATGATTGTAAAACGCCATTAGTCTATCCTCACGGTCTTAGCTATATCAGCTATAAAGTTATCCATCTTTGCCTTGTTCATGGTTTGCTCTGACGGCTGTATAATATCCTCTGGCTCTTTAAGCGGTTCTGTTATAACGTTATTAGTTATATTAGAAGAGGGAGATGAAGATGAAGTAGAAGATGAAGGGTTCGTTTTGGTTACCCCGTTGGTTGAACCTAGGTTCGTTTTGTTACGCCTTGCTACTCCTGACTTTACACCGTTTTCAGAACACTGCTTACTTCTTAGACGTTGTTTATTTTTTTCTAATCTCAGTCGTTTGTTAAATAAAAACGCCTTATTTCGTTGGTCAACTGGGAATACTAACAGCATTTTACTCTTGTTTGCCACCCATTCATCATACCCAAGACCAGACCATACGCCTAGTGTTTTATCGCAGTTTGGGACTCTGCATTTGGGGTCTTGCCAAGCATAACACATCAGGTCTATATAAGCACCTTTGAGTGCAGGTGGGAATGTTACCAATACTCTGTCACTTAACCAGTCATTTCCGTAGAATTGGAACGCCGGGGATTTTTGTTTCTTAGGCATTGTTATCACCGACCATTATAGCCTTTTGTTCTAAATGACGCGCTTGGTGGCACGTCTGGCATAGCCATTTGACATCAAGCTGTTTACTATAATCATCGTGATGCCCCTGTACTTTACACATTTCTTTGCAACTTTCACACGTCTCTGGTCTTTTTATGTTGCCGACTTTGACGTGGTAATGCACCCGCTTGTGCGCCAAAACCTTGTCTCTATTTCTTTTCTTCCATTCGTATGCACCGTTGGTATGAGCAGCCATAACCTCTTTATCTGCTCTCCTGTATGTACGTTTTCTCTCTGCCCTACACATATTACAGAAATTTAGATGCCCGTCTTTACACTTCTGCATTCTCGGAAATTGCTCCAGTGGTTTATTTCTCCCACAAGTATTACAAGTTTTCATAATTCCCACTCTCCTGTTAAAAAGTAAGCCACGCTCCAATAGCGATAGAGTTAATCGGCGTGACTGCAGAGTCGAGGAACGTGGCTTCTATACTCTTTAAAGAAAGTGTATTTCTTCCAACTCGTATCGATTTCCAACTCTGCACTTAATTCCTACCGAACTATACTATCTATGTCAACCTAAATGTGCCGCCACTTCTCCCGCCTGACTACCATACCGATAAGCCGAGGGCTTACCTTGTAATCTCTAGCCAATACCGCCTGTGTAATACCTTCCTTATATAGTACACGTATCTCTATGACATCTTTTCCAGTCAGTTTACTCCTACCGTTATTCTCACCTTTAACGTTTATCCCTAGTTCCATCTTCATCTTCTTAGACTGACTGACGGATACAGCTACCAGATGCTTAGGGTTAACACACCCTAAGTTACCGCACCTGCTAGTTACTATACCCCCCGTAGGTATAGGTCTTTTACAGTAGTTATGGTAAGCCCAACGCCTCGCACTGATACCAGTCGAACCTGCCCGGAACTGTGGGGTGGTATTACTGTAGTGTCCAGTCCATATATGACAGCCCTTAGTCTTTTGAACGTGTGACATAAACCTTTTCTCAACTCTGTTCATCTAGCAGTTCCTTATTCTCGTATATGTTTCCTATTACTTCTACGGTATGTCTGCTATCTTCCTGACCCAATTCCCTTTCCGAGTCCCACCCTTTTTCCCAGTCTATTCCATCTTTTGCAATTCCGTTATGACGTCCCTGTGGATAAAACTCCCAACCCCAAACATATTCATTCCAATCAACGATACAGGTGTATTGTTTTTCAACGCCATACTTTCCGTAAGATATATTATCCTCTGTTATGTCTACTGTAACTATATCCCCCTCGTATATCTCCTTACCGTTCTTATCTTTAAGCCCTGTGTATTGTTGGATGTCTTCAAACGAACCACACCTGTGTATATCTTCTTTGGCATAGTCTAAGTATCTAAACTCGTCGCCATCCCACGCTCTAAACTTTATCTCTCTCATTTTAACTTATACCTTTCATCTGCGTGTTTGAAACAATAGCTCATATATCTTATCGCTACCCTATTACAGTCTGATATATGGCATATATGCACTGTCTTAGGCTCTTTAACTGTAGGCAGTACCACATGGTCATAAGGGTTCTGTGCTTTCTCATTAGTCAAGGCAGCCTGAGTCTCCATCGGACTTGTCCGGGTGTGTCAGACTCTCTACCGCCTGTAACACTATCAGTGTTTCCAGACCTGTAACAGTAATTACTAATGTATCCGTCTTGTCTTTAGTGATTAATCCCATATTCGATAGCTTATCTAAGCTGTCGGATAAATCATCGTAGCTTTCAAATAACTCTGATAGTCGTTCTCCCATTTCCCTATCTCCTTTATAAAGTTGGTGGTGGCAGTTGGTCTGCATTAATAGCTATCAGTTGGTCTATAGCCACGACTGATATATTACTAACAGGCTACCACGCCACACCACCGTTGGTCTGATTCTTAACGACCACAAACATATATTATTTCTTTTTCTTCTTAGCTTTACGTTCCCTTAACTCTTCGTTCACCTGTATCCACGCCTTAGTATTCTCTCGTAGTGTAGCCAACTTCTCTTCTAAGGCATCGTTGGTTATCCTACCTTTAGCTTTCTTTTTCTCAGCCATGTAATATCCACCCCCGGACATTTAGTATGATAGCTATCGGACATACTATCAGTAGTCCGTATGTAGATTTTGACCTTATCGTATATGTTATCCATAGGATAGACGCCGTGATAAAAAACAGGAAGCCCAGTCTCATGTAGATACCGGGACTTCCTATTAGATATATTCCTACTAACTCGCTTAGTCCCGCGAGTATTCCTAGCCATTCGTTAGAACGCAATCTCATCAGATGTAGCACTCTTAACATACTTCTTGGCCATCTTACCTTTTAGTATTGGTGCATTGGGGTTTTCATTCTCGTTCTTCCAAAACGAAAGGTCGAGTTCGTCGCCCTCTTTACAGTCAAATGGAATAACTACTGTGCCTTTAAATGCGGGTGCTTTTTCCGATGCACCGTCTTTCTTCTTCCAGAGAGCAGCCTGTCCTCTGTTGTCATACTTTTCCATCTAGTCCTCCTTTATCATCCTGATAAACATAAGCCTATCAGTGGTCTTATCGTATCTGTAAACCCTATCATAGCACTCAAACTCTTCATCGCCAAAGATTTCAAGTCTGCCCTCTTTTATTCTACCCTCTTTTAGTTTCGGGGAAAAATCGTGTGTCTCATACTCAGGCATATCCCGGTGTATCCTACCAGTATCGCCCCTAGTGTATTCGTATTGGTAGGTCATACCTTAGCCTTCCTCTTCTTAGGAGCGTTCTTAATACTAATATCCTCCAGAGCTTTTAACACATTACGGAAATGGTACTGTGTCTTAAACTCTAGGTTCACATCGTCTATGGTATACCCTAGTATATCCCACGCCTCACTTGCCTGAGTCGGTGTAAGTTTCAGCTTAGTAATATGGTACTTAATACTAGCTAGAGCCATATCCATACAGATGTTCTGGAATACGTTCTTGCTGAACCAAGTCGAAGCGGGTTCGTCTAAGTCTACATCCTGTCTGTATTTACCACAGATGTCTACAAATATATCGTTAGGCATATCACAGTCCTTACGGATACCGTCTAACATCTTCTCCTGACCCGCTGTAATGTAGCCAGTCTTATCAGCCCATAGCGGTTTCGGTACTGCACGTTCGGATACCACTTCTACCGGGGTAGACTTTATATCGGTAATCATCTCCTCGGCGTTACACGCCTGATAGCCCGCTAACTTCATAATCCAACTGAACGATAACCTAGCAGCTTTACCAGTAGCTCTGGTCTGAGCCATAGACTTAATGCTGAACTCCTTCTTACCCCACGGACTATTCTCTAAAGAAGAAGCAAGTGCCTCACCCGCACCCACTATATTTCCCTTAACGTCCCGAAGGGTAACCCGTGCTTCGTATGTACAAACTCCCTCTTTAGTCTCTGTTCTCCTACTGTAATCCACCTGTGGGAATACCCCTAGCATAGCCATCATAGTAGTCCAACCTTCACAGAAGACGTACTCTTTGCCCTGTACCTTAACCGATAACTTAGCCTGTTCAATGATAGGTGCTAACTGTTTAGCTACCGCTGTAGCCTTACCTATAATCCCGGCACTATCATCAGTACCGAATACCATATTATTAGGAACGACTTTCTCTATTTCATTTTCCATTTTGAATACCTCCTATTATTAGTATATATTGCCCGTGACTGCTGTTCGGTGTAAAACTTAGGAGGTATTACAGCAAAGAAGCGAGTCACGGGACTTGGCTTTTTTATAATTGGTTTCTGTAATACCCTCCATTTGACACAGTGTATTTCACTTTAACTTCAAAGTCAATTACATAATGCGTATAAACACAAAAACCGCCTAACCTACTAGAGGCTAGACGGTTACCTAACGGTGGTTAGTATTGAGGGATATTTTCAATCCGCGTTCGGTATATCAAATCCCAAGAAACCAATATATGCTATCATCTTGTCTGTTATCGCAACAGTCTGTCCTCTGGTTTCGGCTCTCTTTTCTTTCTCCCATATTACAGTTTTGTCGGTAGCTTCTTTAATTACATTGTAATCACCAATCTTTAACAGGGGATTAATAACGCCGATGAGTTCCGACCATCCGACACTATTGCCGCCTCTCATAGATTTCTGGTCGGTTAGGAATCTAGTCCCGGCGTCTACAACTTGGTCAAGGTCTTTCTTCTTTATGTATAGACCCTTCTCGGCTACAGCTACCTCCACATTTACCTCTCCCGAAGGTGCTACGTCTAATGTTTCGGGTACGTCTGTCTGTTTCTCACCCTTCTTCGTTGGGCGTTTGTTCTTCTCGAACACCATCTGATTCTCCTTTTAACAAAATTCGTTTCTCAAAGCAGTCCATATCGCATACATCTGCGGGTGTCTGCTCCGAGGCGTTTACGGCAGATATAACACCTGCTCGTTCAAGTGCTTCTGATACCAGTTCGGAACAGAATAACTTGTTGAAATCCTCTTTATTTTTTACTATGTCTATCTTACCGAACCCCAAGTCTATCCCGGCACGTATAGCCTGTGCCGTGTCATAGGGTTTACCCTTCTGACGGAATAACCAGTTAGTCATATTAGCCTTATCATTCAGGTCTAACTCTTCCTTCAAAGGATACAGCCATACCTCTCCGTCATACTCGTCTATCACTTTGCTCAGTACGGTAATCCCTACTCCCGCGAAACCGTTAGATAAGGTAGTAGACTCTATCAGCATATTACGTCTAGCACCCAGTTCAAAGTCTGAGTTGATTACCATACCAACGTGTGATATATCACTGAACGTGGCAGCCTTAATGATATTAGAGAAGTTACCCTTACCGTCGAAAGCTATTACATCTCCGACTTTAATATCGTTCCTGTGTTCGTAATACGGTATGCGTGTCGATGTCATCCCTCTAGTATCTCCTTAATTTTATACTTGGCATCTGTGGCTATCTTATGACCGCCCTTGCCCTTCGCCTTCTCTATATTATTAAGAGCGTCTATGGCTACGTCTAAGCCCTCTTTAAACTTGTCTGAGGATAATACACTAGCCCCGCCAAGTTTAGCAAGTAGTTCATTCGTACCGACATCGGGCAGTCCTGTGGGTATTCCCTGTGTACCCTGTAGTCCGCCGCCTAATAACATATTTAACAATAGTCTGTCTAATAACATTACTTGCCCCCTATCTTAATGTGCTTACCGTATAATACGGTTTCTCCGTCATTCATATCTACTATCTCCAGTCGGTAATTCTTATCCTTATCCATAAACATGTGTAGTATCCCAAAGGCGTGTTCCCAACTGTGCGGTCTACCGTGTAGCCACTCATTGTCCTCATGCTTAATAGATTTCAGACAGCCTAAACTGTAAGCTCTCCGTAATCCGTTGAATCCGCCCATAGCGAACCGCTGTACGCCGTGACGGTGTGCATAAGCCACATCTTCTGAGTATTTAGTCAGGTGTGCCTTCGTATGAAGCTCAGTGCCTACGTGCTGACCGTGATACAGGTTCAGCTTACATCCCTTCAACTTCATGTGTTCACCGCACTTGTAGACCCTATAGCCGCGTTCTTTTAGCCGAAACGCTATCGGTGTAGTGTATCTATCTGCTAAATACGGATGTTCCTCTACGAATCTCTCCAGTCGGTCTTCGTGATTACCCACGAGAAAGTGTTTCTCTTTAACACCGTTCTTCTTAAAGACTTCGTCGAACTTATCTAGCATAGCATTGACTTGTTCTAGCTCTGGTTCTAACGCCTCGATAATGTATTCCAACGGCGGTCGTTTACGTCTAGCCCACTGGAACGCATTGATACTATTCATCTCTGCAAAGTCTCCCATGATTACGGCTATATCGGGTTTGATTATTGGGATTGATTTGAATAAAACTTGAACTGCTTTTTCATCGTGAAGTGGTGCGTGTACATCGCTAATTAGTATCGCTGTTTTTGGCAACTGATACCCCCTCGATTTTTATTACCATCCCCTTTGGAATCTTTGTTACTTCTCCATATTCATACTCGTTAATACTTCCTACAAGTGTAACAACCTTATCGTCATTATGCAAGAGAAATCCCATAGTCTGACAGGTTGTAGGGGTTGTATGTTTAGT